GAGAAGAAGAAACTGTCACCAAAATCCCATTTATCAATTGTAAAATAAGAATTAACATTGGCAATAACTTGACTCTTGATTTCGCTTATACTAGCAGTGCTCTTGGCAGCACGGACTACTTTGATAGTTGCACGTAGTTCCGGGGCTGCTTTTGCGCCAAACAATGGTTTAAATACCACACTGTTAAGAACGATATTATCAGATATCATCTTAAAGTCATTTAACCTGCCGTATGCAGTACTGAGATCAGCAATGGTCGGCATAGTCGGCATCGGTACAGTACCAGTGGTATCCTTGATGTAGTTTTGATACGCGGTATAATACTCCTGCACCACCACATAGATATCAATAATATTGGTTGCACCCGGGTCAATTACATTAGTAAGTGCACTGTTATGTCGGTACTGATAGTACAAATCTTGTCTACCGGTACGTGCAATAAAATCAGTACGTTGCGTTAAGGTACGCTGAACAAGACCGTTAACTGTTGCTACTGTTAGTTCATAGAACAATTTTGATGTGGTAGTGTAAAATATTTGACCGTTAACAAATTCACTCTTGACTAACTCAATTGCATCAAGCGTAGCGTACATGGTATTAACAATACCAGACGCCAATGGCAAGTATCTTTCTAGATTATCAAAGTCAGTCACTAGCTGTAAAAATACCAATTTGGTAGTGGGACTAACATTAGGTGCAACTAAGTCGTTAAAAAAGTCTGGGTTGTCTGCTACACCATCCCCGTCACTGTCAGTAAAACTTACAACAACTTGATAGTCATTAACAAACCCATCACTTTCAATTGGTTGTGCAATGATATCCATTGTGACGTCAGACGGTAACGGTAGATTTGAATCTGGCCGACTATTGCTCTTGAGAGCCCGCACAAAGTCATTGATGACTAGCCCGGTCTTGGGATCATATACTTTTTCACTACCATCAAAGAAGAAGCGTGTCTCAATAACACTAGCAAAGAAGTAATCAAGCCCACGGCTAATTACGGTGTACTTGGCTCCATTTGTGGTAAACTGGACTAACCAAGAAGCATCAAGATTTAATCCTGCTGTATTCTGAGCATTAACCAGGCTAAATGCCGAGTCAGTTGCTAAGTTTGTGCTGGTGATGAGATACCAGGTTGCATTGAGGTAATCATACCCGAGTCCAAAATTACGTGCTAGTTCAACTTGTTGCAGTATTTGTTGTTTCAGTGCAGTAGGAAGTACATCAACAAACTTAGGAATAACTTCTAGTGCTAGTGCACCAGCCGGTACAAAATTGTTTAGTGCAACAGGACCTATTCCGTCAGGCAAGTTACCTAACCCTTGTGCAGTGCCATCTAACACAACTGCAATTACTGTTGCCCAGATAACTATCTTGTCGCCAGGAGCAGTAGGTGTTCCAGCAACCAACCGATTGTTACTGTTAAAATAATAACCAGCAGGCGGACCAAACTTGATCAAGCTACCTTGTGTAAGATATTTGCAATTGTTTGTGGTATAGATGCCAATTGGTTGCGGTAACCCTTTGTTATCTTTAAAGTAACCAGTGGTTTGATTGACCACAGTTGTGGTTTGTTGCCAAGATGTGCTTAGTACAGCAAGATTGGGTCTTGGAAAGTTAGTCGGATTATAGTAAAACTGTAAGATGCTTCGGTTGCCTAGCAATGGTTCAACTGTTTGTGTAAGAACATCCACGATGTCATTGACATTTAACCAATCAAATTGAAAGCTTGGCAATACATTTTCGCGGTATAACACTCCGTCGCTGCCAAAAATATTGGTACTAGAGTATTTGCCTGTAACGTCAGTTAAGTCAGTATAGCGGCTGGTGCCAGTTGAACTGCGTGCAACTGCCTTGCTCTTGAGCAGAGAGTTATACTGTGTGAATGGGAAGTTGTTGTAGTCCTCGCCATTCACCATACGGTTCTGAGTGTAGTAACGTGCAGGTGCACGTTGCTTGATCTCGTCAATTGTTTCGCGACTCTGTGCATTACTAACCGGAGTGGTAATGCCGCAATTAAATGTAAGTGTTTCCAGGCGTCCATAGCGGCTAACATAACTCACCTGGATTGCCACAGACTGCATTTCTTCAGGATTGATAACATACTCAAGCCCGTTGCTGGCACGAACATACGCACGGAATATCCCGACTGGAATTTCCGCAAATACGCCGTCGCCGAATGTTAGTGTGATCTGATCGTTAGCTCTGCTGGTAATGCTGTAAGTTTTCCGTTGATCCGGGGCCAACTGATTAACTGCGGCTGTATATGTGTTTTGCACATACAGCCACTCACTAGCAATACTGCCCAAGCCGTCTAGCTTGTACAGCCAATGGTCCTGATCGTTACAGCCTTCGATGTTGATGTTTACTGTGCGATTAGGCAATGCTTCGGCCAAGTTGAAGTCTTGGTTTTGTAACACGCCTTGCTTGAACAGAAAGAAAAACCCGGTATTGTTGCTGCCAAAACCTAATTGGTCATTTCGGTACAGCATATTAAATGCGCCGCTGGGTTTTGGAGCCGGTTCGTATACATAGTCTTTGCCTTGCGAGGTTCCACTCACTGCTGCAAATGGCATAGTGATACCATCGACGCTGGAAGTGTAGGGCACAACTGGCAAAAAGCCCGGTACAAGATTAATAGTGTACTCGTCTGTTCGAATTCCCAACAGAGTTTGATCATTAGCAGGACGGCCAAACTTTTGACTGTCAACAAGCGAAGCATTGACAATAGAGATAAACTGCTCAAACCAATTTGGATTAGTTGGATCGTTCCAGTTGATAGTTAAGTTGCTGAGATTTACGCCGTTATAATCAATTACGCTTTCGCTAGTTGAAACTGAAAATACTTTAAGAAATCCCTGTGCTGCCTGATTGCGTTTGGGTGTATAGCTGACCAGATTAGCCAGGCGAACTACACTGTCACGCCGCTCGGCTGTGTCTAAGAAGTTTTCGCGAGCGTTTAAGTCATTGCGGAATGCCAGCGACTGGCCCATAAATGCCATAACATCCAGTAGCGCAACAAATTCCGATGATTCGACATAGTCGTTGAATGTTTCTGGATAATAAAGTCGCAGATAATCTATGAAACTTTTTCGTAATGTCTCAAAGTCGTAACTTTGAAAATCGGCTTCGCGATAGGTCTGATATAATCTCTTCCAGTCCTCTACGCCGAATATAGCAGTTTGTCGTGCAGTCTTAGCCATGGTCGCCCGTCTGTTTAAGTATTTATGGTTATCAAAACCATGCAGTTTTAGACGTAGCTGGCTCGTCGGGTCTCTTGATTAAAGAATATAGACAACAGTTCTGTGGTTTGATTTGGCACCAGCTGTACCAAAACCTCAATTAACATACCGTTTTCCTGAGGATATAAATTAGCACTGGCAATATAAATCCTAGGGTCTTGCCCGGCAACACGCTGTATTTCAGCAAGGATAGCAGCTTCAGTATCTGCTGTTTGATTCTCAAACATGTAATGCCAAATTGTAGTGCCATAGGCCGGACGACCCGGTAGTTCACCCTGTTGGATATTGAATGCGTTTGAAAGATCCCGCTTGATCAATGCAAAATCCAACAGTGTGAATTTTTTGTATTGATTGATAGTACTAAATCCAATGAATGTAGACATGCCGATATTTATTATAGAAAACGCCGAGCAATTGGGCCAAACACAATTGCCGGGATTTTTGGATCACCTAATATTGATTTAGCTGCTGCGTCAACACTGGCCCTGTCCACAGTGCCCACAATTCCTGCTGGGTTAAAGGCTGCCTTGGCTGCTGCTTCTGCGCCACCAAGTAAACCACCTAGTCCTCCAACAATCCCCCCTAGACTACTTCCTAAGCTACCAATTGCACCTGACAATGCACTATTGAGCTGACCTGTTAACGCAGCAGCCGGATTCCCGAGTGCTCCTGTAATTTTTCCACCGATGCCGCCTAGTGCACCTTGTAACTGTCCAGTAATGCTGCCAACTGCACCTGATGTGCTACCTAGGCTACTTAACGCACTAGCAGCGCCGCCTAATGCGCTCGAAGCGGCACTACTAAGTGCTCCGGTAACGCTACCCAATGCCCCCGAGGCTGCACTACTTAACGCTCCAGTAGCACCGCTTAATGCACTTGAAGCAGCGCCACTAAGGGCCCCGGCTGCGCTGGTAATAGAACCTCCTAGTATACTAGTGGCCTGAGTAGGTAAACTACCAAGACCAGGAATTTTGTTTAGCATAGCAGGTGCATTAGCCAAGTCTGTTATGGTCTTAAGGGCCGGGTTGTCTGCCAGTGCCGGAATTTTTGCAAGGCTCGCAACACTACCGATCCCCGGTAACGAGTTCAATTGATTAGTAACCAAGTTGACTGCTTGCTGGCCGCTCTTGGCAACATCATTAATCTGCCCCACAAGAGCTG